CTCGACGAAGCAAAAATTGATTTTTATAAGAGGACTTGCAACCGTGATTTGTTTGAACGTAAGACGGTCAACAAGAAAGGCAATGAAGTAACTTATTTGCGCAGTTCTGCCGAGCTGACAACAGGTGAAATGACTTTGAGTATTGACCGTTTCCGAAACTGGAGCGCATCTGTGGCAGGTATCTATTTGCCTGCCGCTAACGAACAACAGATGCTTATCTACGCACAACAAGAAATTGAACGTAATAATGAATTTATTTAAAAATTGAGATTATGAAGAAAAGAAAATTTCCCCAAGATGTAGCAAGATTCTTTCATCCTGAAAAATCAATCAACCCTAAATCCAGCGGTATTCACCAAATAGAGAAAGCCTCTCAAAGAAGCTATATTCCAGTTTATAATACTATGGGTACTGCAAGAAAGGTTTACAATGAGTTTGGCAAAATAAGTTATAGATAATATGGACAAATTTTTAGGACAAGACATTCCTGAACAGGAACGATGGCAGTTTCTTCAGGACAATGCCGATGCAGTGGAGAAAATCGGTTATACTCACCGATTCACACCCGAAGAATTGGCGCAAAAGAAAGAAACATTAGCCGAGGTATCAATTACAATCAATGATATTGAGATTGAAAAGAAAGAGGCTATGGAAGAGTTCAAAGAACGCCTGAAACCTTTGAATGAAGAAAAGCAAGAACTCTTGGACCATATCAAGAGAGGTTCAGAGTTTGTAGAAAATGAAGAATGCGCCAAAATCCTTTACCATGAGGAAAAGATGGCAGGATTCTATAACAAGTTGGGTGAGCTGGTTTATAGCCGCCCGATTATGCCGCAAGAAATGCAGAAGACAGTATTCAGTATTAACCGTAAAACAGGAACAGAATCATGAGCGAAAACAAAATTAACTTGGTTGTGCCGAAAGACTATAACGGCAAACCTATCGAAGTAGTATTGCGTGAAGGTGAAGCACCCGTAGCACTTGACCCGAAAGAACAGGAAAGAGTAGTTATCAATGGAACGATAGATGCACCTCTCAGATGGTTGGAGAAACGTGTCGAACTGATTAACCAGAAAGCGACCAATATCATTGTAAATCGTGATAAGATGGGGTTAGCATTAACTATTGATGAAACCAACTACTATCAGACTGAAATCAACGGTATTTTGCAGCCTTCAAAAGAAATGCAGGAGTTTGGTATCAACGTTGAAAAGAAATGGGAGCCCATCAAGTTATCTAAGTTCATCAAAATGCACCGTGCTTTCTTTACTGACAAGTCACAGAATATGATGCTTGTATCTACTTTGAAGAATTTCAAAGCAAAGGTAAACCAAGACATTGAGCGCAGCAAGGAGGAAAACGGCAGCAAAGTTGACAACTACTCGCAGGTGGTTGATTCCAATTTGCCGAAATCATTCAAACTGAACATCCCTCTTTTCAAAGGCTTTGCCTGTGAAGAAATCGAAGTTGAGATTTACGCTGATGTAGACGGTAGAGATGTTTCCCTTTCTCTTGTGTCGGCTGGCGCAAATGAAGCAATTGAGGAATACAAGAATAAAGTCATTGATGTACAGTTGGATGCCATCAGACAGATTGCACCAGACATTGTAATCGTTGAGGTGTAACTTTGTTAACCTGCCTGTCCGGTCTGTGAAGATGGGGCGGGCGAAAATGGGGGTGCGCAGTGGAGTGCTTTTGACTTTCGAGAGGTGCACATGGTAGAAAGTACGGTACGTGAGATATAAGGAGGTAATTAACCTTAGAAGTAGCGCAAAAGGATATAGTCCTTAATTGGGTGTTCGAATCGCTCCATCTCCACATAAATGGCATGGGTTAGTAAATAATGGTTGTGCCCCGGAGAATACGCTTCGGGGCTTTTAATTGTAACGTATGGAAAGTTGGCAAGAAGTGACAGATTTAAAAACGAGTATTGTACGGCATTTCCAAGAAGAGGTTGGTGCTTCGTATGACTTTAGAGATATTATAGACAATCTGGATGACGATGAGGTTTTGGATTCTATCATAAGTTGGGCGAAAAATAACGGAGTAAGAATTTTTAATGACAAGATATGCCATACTACATAAAACGAACAAAGGCCAAGAAGAAAGACAAGCCTTTACCCTTGTTTGATAAAGCAGGGGTAACAGTAAAGAAAAAGCCGGATTTGAAAGCTAAGCTCGACAAGGAGTTTTCCCTTTTTATCCGGCTTCGTGATGCAATGCCAAACGGGTATTTTAGATGTATCTCGTGCGGACAGATAAAGCCGTTTACACAAGCAGACTGCGGGCACTATTTCAGTCGTACACATTTGGCAACACGGTTTGATGAGAATAATTGCCATGCCGAATGCCGGCACTGCAACAGGTTCAAAGCCGATCATTTGGAAGACTATCGGGTGAATCTGATAGCCAAAATCGGGCAACAGAAATTTGACTTGCTGAAAGTGAAAGCTGATGGTACTTCCAAAATGACTGATTTTGAGTACGAACAGCTAATCAAGTATTACAAAGCACTTAATAAGAAATTACGAAAGGAGAAAGGGTTATGAGTTATAAAAAATCATGTAATAAGATGCCTGATTTGTCAGGACATAAGTTCGGTAGATGGCTTGTATTGCATAAGGATTTGGATAGATTAGACCATAAAGGAATTAAATCTTATTATATCTGTCAATGTGATTGTGGTTCTATTCATTCTGTTAGTGCTTATGGATTACGAAATGGAACATCAAAAAGTTGTGGGTGTAAAACAAAAGATAGAATCACTAAGTATAATTATAGGCACGGTTTGTCAAGAACTGATATTTATAGGATTTTTAGATGTATGAAAGAACGATGCTATTCACCTAAACATTCAAGCTATAAAAATTATGGAGGCAGGGGAATAGGTATCTGTGAAGAATGGAAAAATAATCCTGAGTCGTTTGTTAATTGGGCTTTGAATAGTGGTTATCAAAAAGGGCTTACTATTGATAGAAAAGATGTAAACGGAAATTATTCTCCTGAAAACTGTAAATGGGCTACCAGAAAAGAGCAGGTTAGAAACCGAACTAATACTGTATATATACATATTGATGGCAATCGGTATTCTCTTTCTGAATTTTGCGAAAAGCATAATCTTAGTTATGGAGCCGCATGGCAGAACTTTAGGAGAAATAATAGAAATGAAGAATTATTAATCAAATACTTATTGAGAAAATGCAATTCCGTTTGAGAGATTATCAACAGAAAGCCTCTGATGCTGCCGTTTCTTTCTTCAATAACAAGGCGAAGAAAACAAATGCCATTATGGTGTTACCTACGGGCAGCGGAAAGTCGCTTATCATAGCAGATATAGCCGCAAGGCTTGACGGTCATACCTTGGTGTTCCAGCCCTCGAAGGAAATACTCGAACAGAATTTCAAGAAACTCTGTTCATACGGTATTCTTGATTGCAGTATCTATTCATCATCCTTTAACTCAAAGGAGATAAGCCGGATAACATTTGCCACCATCGGCAGTGTGAAGAATCATCCCGAACTGTTTACCCACTTCAAGAACATCATTGTGGATGAATGTCATCTTGTAAACCCCAAAGAGGGAATGTACAAGGATTTTTTTGATGCAGTGAAGTGTAAGGTTCTTGGGCTGACAGCAACGCCATACCGTTTAAGCTCCAGTCGTGATTTCGGCTCCATGCTGAAATTTATCACTCGGACAAAACCTCATGTCTTTTCAGAGGTCATTTATCATGTACAGGTATCAACCCTATTAGATATGGGCTACTTGGCGAAGTTGGATTACTATTCAATGAATCCTTCAGGGTGGAATGAACTTAACTTGAAAGTAAATACTACTGGTGCCGACTATACGGATAGGTCAGTTCAAAAAGAATATGAACGGATAGACTTCTACGGTTATCTCGTTCATATCGTCCAAAGGCTGATGAATCCCAAAGCCGGAGGAAAACGGAAGGGTATTTTGGTCTTTACCCGTTTTTTGAAAGAAGCGGAACGGTTAACGATGTCAATACCCGGTTGCGCTATCGTTTCAGGTGATACTCCTAAGAAAGAACGTGAACATATTCTTGAGGCGTTCAAAGCTGGTGAAATTCCAGTAGTAGCTAATGTGGGTGTACTTACGACTGGCTTTGACTATCCGGAACTTGATACGGTCGTTATGGCACGTCCTACAATGTCACTTGCCATGTGGTATCAGATAGTCGGTCGTGCCATCCGCCCGCATCCTTCTAAAGAATGTGGATGGATTGTGGATTTATGCGGTAACATCAAACGTTTCGGAGAGGTGTCGGATTTACGATTGTTTGATAGCGGTAATGGTAAGTGGGCTGTATTTTCTAACGGAAGGCAATTAACTAACGTGAGATTCTAAGACTATGGACGAAGGATTTTTGAGGCTAAGCCGCAGGTTTTTCTCGAATGAAATGTGGAATGAAGCCCGTACTTTTAGCAGTTGCGAAGCGTGGTTAGACTTAATTCAGTCTGCACGATTTGAGGCAACGCCCCGAAAGGAGAGTATCGGAGGTCGAGAAATCTCTTATTCAAGAGGTCAATATCCTGCATCCATAAGATTTCTGTCACAGCGTTGGAAATGGTCTGAAAAGAAGGTGCGTTCCTTTCTTGTGCATCTTAGAAAGAAAGGTATGATAACTGTTGAGTGCAATCAAGGAATGAACCTTATAACCTTATGTAAATATGAAGAATATAATCCAATGGGCACAACCAAGGGCACAAGTAAGGACACAGGTATTGAAAAGGAAATCAATGAATTAAGACACGAATGGGCACAACTAAGGGCACAACTTGGGGCACAGCCCATGAACAGCAATCTACCGCAATCCGAACTTTTACAAAAATCAGGGCACACAGAGGGCACAAATACAAAGAAAGAAGAAAGAGAGTATATAGATATATCTCTACATCAAAAGAAAGAAAATACTCCTGACGGAGTATCAAAGAAAGCCAAGCTTTCTTCGCCCTCCCCCTCTGAAAAGATTGATTACAGCGGATTGATGGAATACTATAATACCACATTCAAAGACAGACTCCAGCAGATAAGATCAATGACTGATGTGAGAAAAAAGGCTGTAAAAGCCCGGATAGCCCAATATGGGAAAGAGTCAGTGAGGAGTGTTTTCAATCTCATTCTTCAATCCCCGTTCTTACTTGGAGCTAATGACCGCAATTGGAAATGCGACTTTGATTGGATTTTCAAACAAGCAAACTTTACTAAAATATTGGAAGGAAACTATAATGGGACAAGACTTAGTAAAAATCAACAGGATAGCGAGCAGCGAAAACGTGATTCAGTTCTTGCAGTCGCTACAACCGTTAGAGAAGCTGCCGCAAAAAAGAGAAAGGAACTTGAAGCAGAGGGCGTTATTGAATAAATATCCCGATCCTGCACAATTCATTCTTGATTACAACCCTGATTTGCAGTTCAAACTTGTCAGATGTAATGCAACCCATTCAGAACTGGCGTTGAATGACAGCATTCCGAGTTTAGGGCTATTGTCTTCTACTTATGGGGATGAAACACCGATAGAATGGCTAAAGATACAATTTGGCTCATTGAATGACTTTGTAGAAGTTTCAACCAAGATAGCGAAAGAGCAACTTTCTGAACTATCGGAGATATTCCTTTCGGAGTATTATTATATAAATGCCGCTGAAATCTGTTTTTTCATAGCACGGTTTAAGTCAGGGAAGTATGGGCGGTTCTACGGTTCAATAGATCCATTGAAAATAACAAGTGCGATGCTGGACTACGTTTCTGAACGTCGGAAAGATATTGAACGGAAAGAGCGTGAACGATACAGAAACCAACGTGAAAAAGAGATAGAGGAGCGTGGAGATAACAGAATCTCTTATGCTGAGTACATTGAAATCAAGCACCGTGCTGATGCAGGAGATGAGGAAGCTAGAAAAATGCTGATATCACCATGAGAATAACCGTTTACTGGGTAACAAGAAATCCGGATGTTATCGTAAGAATCCGGAAAAAGTTCAATATCCCAAGTTATACTTCCGTGAACTACGAAACAGAATGTGAAATCAAGAATGAAGACTTTCCACTGTTAGAAGAAACAGAACGAAGGGGATTCATTCGAATTAGAAATAAGAATACACGATTATGCAAGGAACAGACAAACTGAATACGATAACCAACATCGTATTTGTCCTCACGGACGTTTTAGAAACCAACCTTCTAGAAATGCAGCAGCAATACAAGAAGGAAGGCTTTGAATTGCGGCACGATTCAAAAAGAAACTTCAACACAGTCATAGCCGCGATAAAGAGATTGAAAAGTGATGTGAATCATTGCAGCGAATCCACTCAGGAAAACTTCGGCAATGATTCTGACATGGTGAACGCCATGTTGCTCACACTGATTGACAGATGCGGTGATGATGACAACCTCGCTTATAAGATGTACGAATACATTAAATCTTTCCCGTCCAAACTGAATCTGGACTTGGATTTGGATAATGCGTTCAGCCACCTGTTTAAAAAGGAGAAGTTATGAAATCGCAGAAAAATATCTTAAAATCCATTGAAGGTCTGTCCGATATAGAACTATTTGTTATTGATCTCTTTTGTGGCGCCGGTGGCTTATCCGAAGGTGTGGAAGAAGCACGATTGGATGGAAATAGATGTGGAAAGGTTGTTTGCTGTGTGAACCATGACAAGAATGCCATCCTTTCACATGATGCCAATATCCCTGATGCACTTCACTTTATTGAGGATATCCGTACACTGGAACTTTCCCCGATAAGCACTATTGTAGAACGTATCCGCCAGCTATACCCTGATGCCATGATAATGCTTCATGCCTCTTTGGAGTGTACTAACTTCTCGAAAGCCAAAGGCGGTCAGCCGAGAGATGCCGACAGCCGAACGTTGGCAGAACATCTCTTCCGTTATATTGATGTTATAGACCCTGACTACATTCAGATTGAAAATGTAGAAGAGTTTATGTCATGGGGAGATATGGATGAGAATGGGAAACCTATCAGCATGGACAAAGGCCGGCTTTATCAAAAGTGGGTGCGCAATGTCAAGAAGTACGGTTACAACTTTGAGCACCGCATCTTAAATGCTGCCGACTTCGGTGCCTACACCACAAGAAAACGCTTCTTCGGCATCTTTGCTAAAAAGAACTTGCCGATAGTATTCCCAGAACCGACCCACTGTAAAGGTGGTAGGCAAGATATGTTCTCGCGGCTGGAGAAGTGGAAGCCGGTAAAAGATGTGCTTGATTTCTCTGATGAAGGAACTACCATCTTCAGGGAAAAGCCTCTTGCAGAGAAAACGCTTGAACGTATCTATGCTGGACTTATCAAGTTTGTAGCCGGAGGAAAGGATGCTTTCCTTTCCCGTTACAATACGGTTCGCCCTCAAGACACATGCAAATCAGTTGATGAACCATGCGGAGTGTTGACTACTGAAAACCGCTTTGCAAAGGTACAGGTAAGTTTCCTCTCCAAACAGTTCAGCGGACATCCCGAAAGCAAGAATGTGTCTGTAGAAGAACCGGCAGGTGCAATCACCTGCAAAGACCACCATGTTTTTGTTTCTGCTTATTATGGAAATGGACATAATCATTCGGTAGACCTTCCAGCTCCAACGGTCACAACGAAGGACAGGATGGCTTTAATTGAAAGCCGACTTATGTGTTCTTATAACTTTAAGGATACAGGAAAGGATATTAATCAGCCTTGTCCTACACTTCTGACTAAAGACAGACTTTCCCTTGTATCTCCATTTTTTATGAATCAATATTCTGGAGGTGGTCAGGTGTCTGATATAAACTCGCCATGCCCCGCTGTTACCACAACACCGAAACAAAACTTGGTAACATACCAGCCGTGGATAATGAATACTGCATTCTCAAATGTAGGTAGCAGTATAGAGGAACCCTCCCAGACCATTACCGCAAACAGGAAATGGCATTATCTGATGAATCCACAGTTCAACAGTGCTGGCGGCTCT